AAGCGACAATAGTTATAGAGTCTCCAGAAGATGCAGCAGTACCGAGTACCACACTTGTTCCGTTTGTAGCAGTATAATCTGTAGGGTAGAGTTGTAATCCGTTTAAATAAACATCTAAAGCCCCAACATCGTACTCTACTGGGAATGTTGTAAGAGAGCCTGTGTACGAACCACTAGATGTACCCACTATGTAGCTTTCTCTTTGGTCTGTACCTTGTACAGTAGAGCTGTTTACAGTACCATCAGCTTCTATAGTGATATTAGTACCAGCTGTGAGAGCCGCTACGACATTAGGAGTATCTGTTACATCTGCACTAGTCTCTATACCGTCTAACTTAGTACCGTCTGTTGCTAGGTCTCGTCCGTCTACAGTTCCGCTAACAACCACGTTGCCTGTAATATTTACGTTACCAGTTCCGGTTATATCGTTAGAGTTCAGGTCTAAATCTCCACCCAGTTGTGGGGTTGTGTCGCCAACTATGTCAGCTATTCCACCGCCCAGCTCTACGATAACGTTTGAACTATTCTTTGTATAAATCTTTTCATCATTTGTGTTTATCGCCAGTTCGCCTTGCTCTAAGTCGTTAGTACTAGGAACCTTAGAAGCAACAGAACTCTGCTTAATCTTTATTGTATTAGCCATATGTATGGTCTCCACTTTTGGCCATATATATGACCGTGTTTAAATATTACACATTAAGAAAGAGCCTATCTCTAAGCCCTTTGAAATTGTGGTTAGTAGTTATCCAATTACCCGCATAAGTATATACAGGGTACTAGTTTGACTGAGGTATCTCCCTGAGCCCAGACTACATCACTTCGTGCCTTTGCTACCGTGTGTGAGCGTATGATGTTATCACTCTGTTTCATCCCTTTACCTGCAACGGACGATGTCACAATGAGATCGCCTTTTGAGATATTGCCGCTTTCTGGTACTACGTTGACCTGTCCCTCACCTAATCCGTTAGCTGCGACTAATTCGTAATCATCTTTGTAGGTATCCCACGCACTAGTCAGTACTAAAGGATCAGGCCCACTAACCACGAATGCAGCAGGAGGCGAACCGCTAGCATCTGCTAGTAAGCTTACTCTCGCAGACAATACTCCCAACACACCAGCCTCATTAGCTGTGGACGAAAGTACGGCAGAAAATATTGTATTCGAAAGGCCACTAGCCGAAATGAGTTGGTCATCAACCAGTATGTCGCCCATATCTGCCGCATAGTTCAGACTGAACAAACTGTCGTGTCCTCCAGTAAATGGCCCGTACAACCCTGTGCCCTCTGCATAGAAGTCGTAGCCGTTAGCAGGCCCGACAAGTCCAGACGTTCCGTAGGTACCAGTCGTATTACTAAACCTAGCTGCGTGAGCGTTAGAGTTAGTGTTGGTGTTATACCCAGTTATTACAGGAGACGCAACGGATGCTTGTAAACCTATAGTTTCGCTGTAAATATGGCCGTAGTTTACTATGGTATCTGCGTATGTGAATCCGGCAGAGCTAACATGGAATCGCTTACCGCTGGCAGAAGCACTCGGTGCTGTAAACGCGGCATAACCAGCAGTACCAAGGGTACCGCCAATCGAACCGCCTGAGCCCACATTAAGAGAGACGTTAGCAAGCACGGAGTTTGCTGCGATTTTTCCACCATCAATCGTAGTGCTATTACTATTAATATCTGCTGCCGCATCGCCTGATCCGAGTAAACCAGATGTCGTTAGCGTGTTACCGCCTCCAGATATGGTATTAGAGTTAGTGAAAGTCACTACTCCATCAAACGAGAATAGAGCGGTAGTTGAGCTGAACGTTACAGAACCTGAGTTAGAGCCTGCAGAACTTTCTGTACTAACAAATCGCGCTATCCAGTACTTGTTACTCTGTCCTACATCAATCTCAGGAGACGTTGAACTCCATCCTGAAGTTAATCCGTTCAATGCTCCAGAAGTGAATGTGTACGAACTTGCAGACGGAGTGCCTGGATTAGAAGAAGAACTAGAGGTGTAGTACGCAACCCCAGCAACAGTACGTTTACCGTTTGTACCGTTTGTGCCGTTTGTGCCGTTTGTACCGTCTGAGCCGTCTGAGCCGTTTGTGCCGTTTGATCCGTTAGAGCCATTAGCTCCGTCTTGAGCCATTATAACAGGAGATGACCAAGTCAACGAATTATCTGTACCTGTTGGGCCACTTACAGACGCAAGAGCTGTCGAAACATACAGCGGACTCGACCCTGACGGAACACTTGTAGACCATCCTGATGGAGCTGTAGCGCTGTTGCTAGTGAAGTTGTAAGAGCCACCACTAGGAGTACTAGGTGTTGACCCCAATCTTCTGAACACACTAAACAAGTAAGTAGACAAACCGTTAGAACCGTTAGAACCGTTTGTGCCGTTAGAACCGTCAGCTCCGTTAGAACCGTCAGCTCCGTCTTGGGCTACAATAACTGGACTAGACCAGCTAACAGTAGAATCCGTACCTGAGTCACCCGTTACACTAAATGTAGCCTCAGAAGCGTACAACGGGTCTGATCCCGATGGGATACTAGTACTCCAAGTCTCTGAAGACGGACTACCTGTAGGAGCAGTCAGACTGTTTGTAGAGAAGTTGTAGCTACCTGTGTTAGTTACGGGAGTTCCTACCGTTGTCGATTGTCTTCTATATACGTTTACTGTATAGACAGACTTTCCGCTAGTTCCGTCAGCGGCTGTTCCGACTACCTCAGGACTAGACCAAGTAAGGCTAGAGTCTGTTCCAGTGTTCCCAGATATATTAGCTATAGTGTGCGAACTGTATACTTGGTTAGTTCCAGCAGGAACGCTTGCCGACCAACCTGAAGGTGGCGTCAGAATGTTGCTAGAAAAGTTGTAAGAGCCGCCTGTCGGTGTCGTCAAGTTAGAGCTTGCAGACCTGAAGAATATAGTAAGCTGCGCAACACTGCCTCCGTCAACTCCGTCAGCCCCGTTCTGAGCCATTATGACCGGAGTTATCCAAGTCAAAGAGCTATCTGTTCCTGTAGGGCCGCTTACAGAAGCTGTTGTGGTTGTGACGTAAAGTGGGTCAGTTCCCGTAGGAATGCTTGTAGACCATCCTGATGGAGCTGTAGCGCTGTTGCTAGTGAAGTTGTAAGAGCCTCCAGTAGGTGTCGACAAGGCTGTGCTTGACCTCTTAAATATACTAAATAAGTACGTAGACTGTCCGCTAGTTCCATCGGCTCCATCTTGGGCTACAATAACTGGGCTAGACCAACTGACTGTAGAATCCGTACCTGTATCGCCTGAGATACTGAATGTAGCTTCTGAAGCATACAGAGGGTCTGTTCCCGTTGGTACGCTGACACTCCACACTTCTCCTGAAGGATTTCCAGTAGGAGCGGTGAGCGTGTTTGTTGTAAAGTTGAAACTGCCCGTATTAGTTACAGGAGTTCCTACCGCTGTCGATTGTCTCCTATACACGCTTACTGTGTACACTGACTTACCACTGAGACCGTTGTGAACGTCTCTAGCAGAAGCATAACCTACTACCTTTGCCATATTTAACCTCATTTGTATGTGTTTATATTCAATATTGTGCTAAGTACAAACTGAAGCCGCTCCTAATTAAAGAAGTGGCTTGGATTTGTACTCTTATGTCGGTGTGTAATCTATCTCGCAAGAGAATGTAGCACTACCGCTACCTGTTGTCCCCAGAGCTGTACCGTCTGCGTCAACTGTTAGAGTAGAAGCGTTGTAGTTGGTACCAGCTCCTCCCAAACTATTGTTGGCAGTCGTACCTGTCACAGCTTCTTTGTTAGCGTTTGTGATCTGAGTTTTAGTTCCCCCAGATACTACGTAGAACCAATCGTAACTGTTTATCTCTGAACCTGTATCTCCCATATCTGGGGTATTCTGTCCACCCTTAACTAAGTAAGATTTGTAGGTAACAGTTCCTGAGTTGTCCTGCATTTCAGGGTTCCCAGAAGTTACTTCGATAGCGTTCAAGTAAGACGAACCTATTGCAGATGTAACCCCTGCAGTTAAGAATCTCTGAACCGGAGAGTACTCTGAGTAGACAGCGTTAGTCCTGACGAACCTTACCCTAAATGCGTAACCAGTCGTAGGAGATAAATTCTCAATATACTCAACTACGTAGGAAGAAGAGTCTACTTGATTAGATGGAACCACAACTGTAGAGTATCCCGCAGAGTCTTCAGTCATTAGCTTCACAGTTCCGAGAGAGCTGATACTTTGAGTAGCTGTAGATAAGAACAGCGCACCAACTGACGAAACAGATGGGCCTCCTACTGAGCTCCAGTTGCTCTGAGCTGTAGTTACAATCTTGTAGACGCTTCCAGAAACAATGTCACTAACCGCAGTTCCCTCTTGATCTAGTGCAGCGTACTGTAGCTCGTAGTAGTCTATGAACGCATCAGCTGCAGGTGACCAAGTCGCTTTGACTCTGCCGATCTCAACAGAAGTGCCCGCATCAGTTTTTCCTGACAAATTAGCGTCCACTACAGTAGGCTCTTCTGGGGTAACCGAAGTTGCAAAAGGATTAGGAAGATTCGTATCTGGCGCATCGTCTTCGAACACCAGACTTGTTGCAGATGGATCGTATACCTGTGGGTCATACTCTGACATCACTATTGCAACCTTGCCATCTTCTTTCAATTCTAGTCTTAGAATCCTAAACTGCTTTAGCTCCCAACCTGCGTAGTCGTAAGTCACATCGACAATATCGCCTACCTTGTTAGCTAGCGCTGCCAAGTTAGATTGGAATGACACAATTATCTGTTGTCGGGATTGTCTCAGGTTCTGTCTAACTATCTCTAGCGCACAATACTTACTAGATACTAAGTCCAGTCGTATATTCTGCTCTAGTACAACTCCCTTGTCCGAGTTGTCTCTGGTAGTGTCATCGTCAAAATACGCAGTATCCGCTTCCCAGTTTTTCTGAGGGTTAGAGAAAGTATAACGTGCTCTGTTGAACGTATTACTTTTGTCACCTAAAGTTATATCCATCACACCAATTATGTTGTCTTCTTGGAACAAGAAAGGAGTCACTGCGGGAGTTTGGGCGACTCCCCCTACAGTATGTCTGCTGTAATCTTCCTCGTATCTATCGATAACCATCGAGTATTTGCCCGAAGTGAACACTAAGAAGCCTCTGCAAGCAGCTAGTATCTTCTTTGTGTTTTCAAATGTGCTTTGCGATACGTTGATTACTCCGTCTATTGTATACTGTTTTCTTCCAGCAAGACCTAATAGGTACTCCAGAGATTTAGGCGGTGCATCTCCCGATATGGTGAGAGAAGTGTCGCAAGTCTCGTAACAATCTTTGAAGGATTCTAAGTCTATCGCCTCAGCGTCTAAGCCTCTGCCGTAGGTCTCGTTTGTCAGGTAGTCGTATAGAATCGCAGCAGGGTTTCTGTCCCATACGCGGTTAGTAATCGTTCCCATTATGTCAGGAACTTTTATACCCTTTACGTCTGCAGTTATGTTAGGTATGCCTCGAAAGGTTTCCTTGTCGTAGGTAAATTTGCAGAATATGTACGCCAGACCGAACAACCTCTTGTCAGACCCCCATTCTGTCGGGAAATCTGGATCATTACCGAAATCGGCTGCAGATACCGCAGTTTGGGTAGGTGTTCCTGCCTTGTAGACAAACTGACATTTGCCTGCGTATCTCGCCTTCACTTCTGCAGCGCCACCGAGATTCTGTAGTTGAGTCTCGTTTCGATCTGCAGTAGCAGTGAATATGTCATCTAATTTCGCAGAAGATGGGCCTCCAGCAGCAGACCAGTCTAGCGAAGTTAATGAAGTTATCTTGTATCTTTTGCCTGACTCTATCTCTTCGACGCTTACATTATCATAGCTGTCTGTTACACTAATCAGTGTCGAAGACAATTTAGTGTCTAAGATGATTTCATCATTATCTAGCCACATGCGCCTGACACCGTGTATCTCGCCCTCTCCTAAGAGAAACGCCATCCACAGTGTTTGGTTACCGTTATTTACAGTTTGGTAGATTCTATGTCCACCTACTTTTCTGTAACCGTATATTACTGGGATAGGGTCATTGTTGCTTATTTTATTCGACAAGATTCCTTGCTCGATTGTCTCTGTCTCTCCGTCTCCCAACAGTTTGGCAAAGGCGTATTGTATCCCTATCGCAACTACTGTGGATACTACCCAGAACCCAACTCCAGTTGACACTCCGAGTATTGCTGTTGCTATAGCACTTGGCATAGCAGACCTCCTATCCTAATCTTATAAATTTCTGTTTACCGATAACGTGATCGGGCTTCACTATGTGCAACCCTGACTCGTTCACAACTGCTACACGATTCGGACTTAACACTAAGGCTATAGGATTCCAGCATTCGTAAGAGTAACAGAGAATATCACCTCTGTTGTGGAATCCTTCAAGAATTTCTGTCGTACTGAAATCTGCAGTAAGGTAGTCCCATTCTGGGCCAGACATTTTTGCAAAATCTCTAGCACTTTTCTCACAACGGTACTTGCCCTTAATAAAGTCGTTTACGAACCTTGTTCCGTATGCAATATCTATCCACCCGAAAGCGAAAGTGGTACAATCAAACTTGTTCCACTCAAAAGTAGCGTCTTTATGTATGTCTACGTATTCTAGAATATCCATCATTCTGACTCCCTTCCCCACCACATATCTGTTCGGGATGCTGCGTTGAATTCGAACCCAGTGTCTGCTGCAGATATATTATTAACTGTAGTGTACAGGTCTTGTTCGCTTTGGTTTGTTTTGCGACCACTACGTCTCTCAAAATCTACAAAAGTTGACGCTGCTGTGATAGATATAGTCGAAAATCCAGCTTCAGGGTCATCTGTGATAATGGGGGAGTCTATGTTTCCTGAGAATGCTAATAACGGAACATGTTGCACTTCTTCGTTTTCGTCTACAAAAACTCTATAAACTCTCAAAGGCTGATCTATGTACTCGTAACTGAGTAGCGCTGCCGTGAATGTACGGTCTACTCCAGACAGCATCACACTAAGACTTGATATCTGCAAGTCAGTAGTCTCTTGTATAGTGTCAAAACTGAGCAAGTTTCCTGTAGCTTGGTAGGTATTAGTCACCCCACCTATTGTTAGGTCTAGGTCTTTGTAACAGTCCGTCATATAGACTTCGACAGCTTCTGCTGGATCAGTACTACTGGCGTTGTCTTTGTTTTTCAAAGTCAAATGCAGTGCGTGGTAAGACCTAACATCATCTGCATAGAGCCTTCCTAGGATTTCTAGGTCATTGACTTGTGTTGTATCTAGTCTTGGCATCGGTACTCTCCTAATTAATAGATTTCTTGGAAGGACAAAGAGAATCGGTCATAGTGTTGTAAGTGGTTGACATTAGCAGACCACTTGTCGTCTTTAAGTGCGACCTTAAACGGAACACTGTCTAAAGGGGCAACCAGAATATTTGTAGTTGCACTAATAGATTCTCTCAGAGGTGGATCGAAGTATAGTGTCGCAGGAGCAGACCCACCTTGTCGAGTGTAATTGTCCGTGTTAGTGCGTATACCTGTTGTGCCCTTGTTCACAGTTTTGATAAGAGCTGTCACTAGGACTTTACGACCATCCGCTGTTGTGGATCCACCTGTTTTTCTTTCAACACTTACTAGAATAGAAGAACCTGATGCTGTTGCTGAAAAACCTGCTACAGCGTCAATTGCTGTCGCAACTTTAGTAGCTATCTGCGAGGCACTATCAGTAGACAATGTCGCTGTCGTAACTACTGTTTCTGCAGAGTCATCTTCTGTACCAGCTACGTCTATCGCTGATAAGGTTACTAACAAATCTCCACTAGCTTTGGGAGACATAGTGTCTCGCTTAGACAAGACTGTCAAAGTAGCTTGTTGGAAAAACGGGCCACCGCTACCTGCTAGTTCTAAGGCTTGAGTTGTCATGTACACCTTATCGTGGTTGCTAAATTTGATAAAAGTGCCAGCCTCTATGCTGTCGGTAGTAGAGCTAAACGCTGTACTCCCCGAAGACCTTTTGACAGAGATTCCACCTCCTGTAGGGGTAGACTCGTAGTCCGTGTAAGGAGATAGACTGGATGCCAACTTTGTGTCGCCAGTGTTTGTAAACAAAGATGTCGCAGGGTCAATAACAAACTCTCCTGCTTGTCCGTTCTGCGCTTGTACGAAACCTATTAGTGGCGCTATCTCAGAGCGAGTCATCGTCGGATACTCATACTTTATATTCCATCGCTGACCACCACGAGTCATAGCTTGCCTTGAAAAACTGTGAGAATGCGAGACAACGGTCTGTGTCTCAGAAGATATAGATATCGAAGTCGGTTTAATTGAGTCTGGGAATGTAGCTATCGCCATATCATTCTCCTATTTGTATTGTTTATAAAAAGCCCATGCAATTTGAGCGTATTGTTCGAAAACAACATTGGCTTGGTGGGCATATTATCACTAGTATAAAGTGAAACCTCCTCCACTCGGGAAGAGGTTTGGGTTTATACTATTTCCCTGTGCGCTTTTTGATTTCTTCGCGCCATTTGTCTTTAGGGTCTAAGTGTAAGGCTTTGCCGTCACGTTTCCACTCTGTAGAAATGTTACCGAACACGTCTTGAGACTTAGTGATCGTGTGTCCGTTAGATAGCGTTATGCTAGTCGGAATTTCGGCTGTTCCTATTAGGAATTGGCTAAGATCCAAAAGGTCTTGAAGTTCGGCCTTTCCAGCTCCACATTTTTCCATAAGCTTTAATTGGTTATCTGCCACCTTAGTTGCGTCCTTGATAGACAGTCCACCGCCAATGTGAGGAGCGACACCGCTACCTTCAATCTTAACAGATGGATCATACTCAGAGAATGCTTCTCCTGTATGTATGTCCATTCCTGGTTTCCACCCAGAAGGTGGGGTCAGTGTCTGCTTAGGCTCTGGCTTAACAACAGGCTCTGGCTTAACAACAGGCTCTGGTTTAACAACAGGTTTAACAACAGGCTCAGGCTTCTTTTCAACCTTAACTGCTGGCTTGGGCTTAACCACTTCCGGCTTATCCACAGATACTTCCTGATCTTTTTTCTTCTTCATAACCATATAGATTACGATAGCCCCTATGACAATAAGGGGTAGTATAGATTCTAATTCAGTCATATTTGTTACCTCCTATGTTTATAGTACTAGATTATTTTTTCTTGTTCTTCATAACTGCGTAGATTACGATACCACCTATAACAATGAGGGGTAATATAGATTCTAGTTCGTTCATGTTAAATACCTCTTATAGTTCTAATTATATTATTCTTAGCAGCTCCTACAAAGTCGTAGGAAGGCCGTTAATACTAACTCAGGACAAAGCTCAGGTTTATCCTTAAACCTTTGCTATTGCCCTTCTAGAACGTTAGCTACTTATAGAGAGACCTCCCAGTCTCTCTTAGTTTCTTTTCAACACTTAAGAAAGTTAATTCAGAATTATTAGCCATCATAGCTTGGAACTCTTGAGGGTTCATAGCAGACTGCACATCGTAGTTGTTATGAATTGTCAAGTATATAGCTCCATCGCCCCCGTTACCACTAGTAGATACTTCTCCACCAGTAGCGAACTTGGGCACACTAGACTTAGGATTGCCTCCGTTGATTTTAGTCAAGAGACCTAGATTATCCTTAGTTGCTTTAGCGTTAACTACGAACTCACCATTAGAGACTCTAGCCATAATGCTGTCAGAAGTTCCTGTACCAGCACCACGGATAACGCCACCGTTAGCAAATCCTCCGGCGTAGGATCCAGATGAAGTCTGTCGGAAAGTCTGCTGAACACCAGCTGCCTTAGAGACATTATTAGACGTTCTGTCTATCGCTCTGTTAGCCTTGTTTGCCGACTGACTTGTTCCTGAGAACCTACTTCTAGATTTCTTAGAGTCGCTCTTAGCGAAGCTGTTACTAACTCCTGCAATAGACTTACCATCTTTGGTAGTCCAGTTAGAAGTCTTACCCATAACTATTGAAGTCATAGCAGCATTCTGTTTCTGAGCTTTAGATGTACCTAATACTCCCCCAGTAATTCTAGATAGTACTTCATCGGAATGGTTGAAACGTCCTCTGCTATCTTTCTGAGAAACACCAGCTTCAAAGGCAGCACGCTGCTTAGTAGTCAACTGTGCTAACTCGTCTTTGCGAGCTTTAGTAGTTAACAGTCTGTCAAGCAAGTTAGTGCGTCTACCCTCTGCACGATTATAGTCCTCAATACTAGGATCAAACCCTCCAGTGGCTCCGTTGTTAAGAGTCTGGAAACCACGACCCCTCTCCATCACAGGACGGGTAGGTAAGTCAGGTACAATACCACCTAAAGTAGATCTAGCGAACAGTCCATCTTTGCCAGCGCCACCGCTACCAACCATGTTATTACCGCCACCGCCTACTAGGAAGTCAGATAAGATTCCACCATTTTTCTGAGAGTCTAAGAACATAGCCCCAGGAATTAGCATCTTCAACACGTTGGCAAGGTTACCACCACCATTCAGTGTCTCTAATAACGACTTATGCTTCTTAGCTTGAGATGCCTTTACGACAAACTCACCGTTACTCAAACGAGCTGGAATAGAGTCACTAGTGCCTGTACCAGCACCGCGAACCTCACCGCCACCACCAAACGTAGGCATAGAGCCTCCGAACAATCCGAAGATTCCGCTTCCTATGCTACTAAGTATAGAAGTGAACACCATGCCAAGTCTAGCAAACATTCCTTCGCCTTCGACTTCCATCTTATCCACAGACATTAACCAGCTGTCGATACCTTGTTCAAGACTAGCAAATGCTCTGTCCAACATCTTCGAAGTGATTCTTTGGGTGATGCTTCGGATACCCTCTCCGATAGCGTCTCCAACACTTTTGAAGTCGCCTCTCGCCACAGCGTCCTTAAACGGTTGAGTAAGAGATTGTCCAAATCCTTCAAACTCGTTCTTCTTATCAAAGTCATCTACAGTACCACCTGTCCCTGTAATAGCGGATTTTAGATTCTCAGCCCTCTTTGCCTTAAGGATTTTCTCGTTCTCTGTGTACTCTGCTCTTTTCTGTTCGATAGCTAACTTGATTTCCTCGTTAAGTTTCACGAAGGAATCTCTATTTCGGATATCGACCTTAGCTACTGAGAAGTCGGTTGAGTACTTTTGAAGTTTTCTCATATCTTGTATAAAGTTATCTCTTGCGTCTTCATCGTCTTTAAAGTACTTAGCGAACATAGCTATAGTTGCTTCAGCATCTACCCTGTCCTCGTCGTCAAACAAGATTTTCTCGGAGTTAGCGTCTCTAGCTATCATTTTGGTAAACAGCTTGTTGTTCTGCTTCAGACTTTGGATCTGTTTGTTTGCAGCTTTAATAAGCAGTTTCGTGATAGTAGAGTTGTCTCCTCGGAAAGAGTCGACAGTCGCAGTACCTTCAGCAAATCCTGGAGTGTTGATAGACTTCAACAGCTCTGCGTGCTTGCTCGCTTGAGAAGCTCTTACAACAAACTCGCCATTTGATAGTAAGGCAGGGATGCTGTCAGATGTTCCAGAACCAGCTCCACGAACATGACCCCCCTCTTCATATTTAGAAACAAAACTTCCATAACCGTCTGGGATAGGTAGTTTAGCTTGCTTACGCTTTATCAGAGTTTTCAAGTAACGCTTCGGCAACTTCTTAGGATTCTTACCATCAAGAATGAGTTGAGCCAGTTCAGCATAACGGAATACCGCTTGAGTGGCAGCATTACTGTCGAGCAACTGGAAAGCCGCATCAGGATTATTTTTACTCACGAGTGCCTTACGGAACTTAGCGAATTTACTTAACTTCGTACCACCAATATTATAGGCAGCAGAGATAAGCGCATCCTGTACATTTGAAGCTAGTCCATCGTAGTTCTTAGAACCAACAAACTTGCGTGCATCAGGTACAGCTGTTTTGTTGACATAGTCGATAGCGTTCTGCAATGATTGAGCTTCGGTTTCTTTAAGATGACCAAATTTCTTTTTCATTTCAGACTGAGTCATTGTCTTATTAGATAATAACCGACCGTAACCTATAGTAGGTTTGTCCAGACTGTCTAGATATGCAGTTGATTTCCAAGACTCTTCTTTCTTTATCCTCTTGATAATGTCAGAATTGCCGTCAACCAATCCACCTG